GTGGCTTTTAGGAATTCCGGTCTCTATGACAGCAATGTGGCAGTCGCCTTTCTGTGGCCATTGAAATGGCTTTTTGGGACGCTCTTGCTATATGTCATGCTTGGCCTGATCGCCCTCACCGCGGCTTTCCTGTTTGCCAAATATCAATGGCCGGATCCAGTGCAAGCTGCCGACGCTTTGTTCCAGTCGGAAACCGCACGCGTCAAAGAGCTTGTACGGCGAGGAAGCCACGCCGCCGGCCTTTCCACGTTGACCGAGCTGGCCCAGCAGTGGACTTACTGGCTTTTTTTCAAGGCGACATCACTCCATGAAGCCACCTATGCCTATTTCTCCGGGTATCAGGTCAACGAGGTCGACCGGATGTATCTGAGCCAGTTCGTTGCGCGTAATGCACGGGAAATCTACCTGGCTATGAATGTGATTCAGGTCTACGGGATCAGGATTGGCTTCGTACTGGCTGCGACCCCTTTGTTTTTCCTGTTGTATGTCTTGGCTGGCGTAGACGGCCTGACCGAGCGTTATATCCGCCGCGCGTGCGCAGGACGCGAATCGGCGGATCTGCACAAAATTGGACGCCTCACGAAGCTGATGTTCTTCGCATCCGGGGTCACGCTGTATCTTTGCCTGCCGGTTGCAATGAGCCCGTTCTGGGTCATTGCACCGTTAACGCTAGTTTTTGCGGTGTCCACACGGGTTCAGTGGCAGTTTTACAAGAAGTATTTTTAAGTGAAAACCAGCTCCCAAACCCGCCACCTGTGCGAGATGGGTTTGGGTGGCGCCAGATGGGCGCTTCCTTTTATTCCATTACAGGTATAATGCATTCATGGCGCCACAAGACAAATCGCTCATCTGGGTCGGAGGGTGCAAAAAAGACTTGATGGCCCTTCCTGCCGATGTGCGGAAGTTCTTCGGTCACGCTCTTGACTTCGCGCAGCGCGGTGACCAGCACGACGCGGCGAAGGTGATGAAGGGATTCGGCGGGGCCGGCGTCCTGGAAGTGGTCGAAAACGACATCGGCGGCACGTACCGCGCCGTCTATACCGTCAAGTTCGAGGAGGCCGTGTTCGTCCTACATTGCTTTCAGAAGAAGAGCAAGAGCGGGATCGCCACACCGAAAGAGGACATGGACATCATCCGCACCAGGCTGAAGGTTGCCGAGGTGCTTGCAAAGGAGCTACGAAATGGCAAAACGAATCATTGATGGCATTGAGGTCGAAATGGGCTCGGGGAATGTCTTTGCCGATCTCGGTCTGCCCGACGCCGAAAAACTCAAAATCAAATCCGGTTTGGTGATTGAGATAACCAAAGCCGTGCGCAAACTCGGGCTCACCCAGGATGAGGCGGCTCGTCGCATGGGCATCACACAGCCGAAGGTGTCCGGCATGCTGCGCGGCGACTTCTCCAACCTGTCCGAACGCAAGTTGATGGACTGCTTGAATCGGTTGGGCTACGACATCGAAATCAAGGTGAAGCCCGCAGCCGAACCCCTTGGTCATTTGGTGCTTGCTGTCGCTTGACCGCTGTACTGCGATCTCCAGTAAAGCCTGTGGTGCTTGCCGAACGATTTGATTTCGAGTTCGTATGTACGCGGAGATATTGACAAATTGAAATAATTTAGGTTTGATGGAGGCCTAGTAGGGTCAGGGATGTGGCCAGACGAGTCTACTTGAGCAGCGCGAACGCCCCTTTGGGGCTTTATCAAGACCCGATAATATGCACATAATGGCCAGTTACATCAAATAATTAAGAGATATTCCTAAGAAAAGATTTAATGCACTAGATCCAGAGCACCAAAAAACAAAGCCGCCCTCAAGGGCGGTTTTTTATTGACTGTTGGTCTCACCCATGCCCGCAGGAAAAGCACACGCCGCGCCAGAAAAAACGCCTGGCACGTCCTGCGCAAACTTTCCTGCTACGCGCTCCAAGGTGCAGGGGCGTCTAGCTTTTTTGTAGTTCCTGCCTTGTCCCTCCCGATAGAAATTCAACACCGCCCCCCAGAAAAAGCGAGGGGGCGGCGCCGAATTTCTAACCCATCGGGAGGGACAAACCATGAACCACTTTTTAAAAAACCCAGACGCTCATCGCCGCTTGGCTAGAGGGGCCAACGCTGGTGTGAAGGTTCGTGGGTTTAGCCGTATCTATCAGGCCGGGGCCGAGTTCAAAGCTCGCCAGATGTGGTTGGACTTCAAAGACGCGGTGGGAACAGCACTGGAGACGATTTCAGCCAGCGTTGAGGCCAGCCGTAAGAAATTCAAACAATGGCTTAAGAGTTTCCGCAGCGCGGCTGACAAATCGGAGTACGCAAAAAATCCGCGTCAATTGTTGATCGACCTACAGCCGAACAACCTGACAGCAACAGCAAGATAAGAATCAGACGTTTACCCATTGTGGGCGCTCCAGCAGATGCATACGCTCCATAGCGAGGCCGAAAGCATACAGGACGAGCTTGGGCATCAGCCGGCCGTAATTAATCGGCTGTGGCTCGTTGTAGTACGCACGAGGCAGGAAGCAATAGACGCCATCTGAATAGCTGGCGCTGAAAATCTGCTTGGTGTCATAGGCCCGGTAAAAACGCTTGCCCATGTACCACCATTTGTCGACAACGAGACTATGCAGGCTGGTGCCGTACTTGACGATGCCAAGGTGCATCTTCGGAAAGGTCATGGGCTTGAAACCGAACCAGCGCGACAGCTTGCCGAGAACAGGAACAGTGACCTTATCCATGCGACGGCAGTACACGACATGTTCAGCGAGTGCGGTCTGCACCTGCTTGTCGATCAAGGTGATGTCCTGGACAAGGATGATGACGTCCCAGCCGAGCTTACGGCTGTGCAACAGCCAATCAATCAGGGCCTGACGGGTCTTATCGGCCCAACCACGAGAGTTAAACCACGTGCCGCCCTCATCGAGGACGATCAAGCCATTTTTATCCTCATCGTAGGTGTCATTGCCAGAGCCGATCACCTTCATGTCGTCGATGGTCGGATGATCTGGAAGGCGCAACGCGCTGGCCATGCTGCCGGGCTTGTCTGCGAGGTACCGAAAATACAGATCGAGATTGGTGGCCACAGGACAACCGCGCTGGAGGTAGTCATAGATGCGACCGACCGCGACGAGGCTTTTACCTGCACCGAGCTTGCCAGTGATGATGTAGACGCCGCTCATGTGATATAGCTCATCAAGCGCAGGTTTTCGGTGTGCCAGTCATAGGTAAAGCGAATCAGCTTGGCACTGATGACAGCCGAGAGAACAGCAGGGCCATTGTCAGGAATCAGGCTAGTGAGCTGGCAGATAGTGGCAGGAACAGCCGCGTTGATACCAGAAATCAACGCAGAGAGCGCCACGACCATAGCGAGGGTCATGGTAGCGAAAAGCGCAACAGCGGCAGTTGCAATAGCCAGTTTCTTGGTCATCCACTTACCGAAAAATCCGGCCAGAGAACCAAGAAGCGAAGCCAGAAAGGTGATGAGCGGCATTATTTACCCCCTCCTGATTTAGTCAGCATGATCCCGAAGATCGAGAACGCACCGAGCATGTAAACGATCCAGCTCAAGGCGTTACGCAGCATTTCCCACTTGTCACAAAAATCAATGGTGAGCGTTCGACCAAAAGCTGTAGTCGTAAAAGGGGAACAACCACACGACGATGGAAAAAGAAACGAATCCAAAGGCGTAGACCACGTGCGATGCGTGGGATCGGTCGGCAGCGCATTGAAACCAGCCACAACGCCATCAGTAGCAGTATCAAGACCGGTGGACGCATCGCCAAGCGATGTATCCGTGCCAGATGGAGCCGTCAACGCATCCTTGATAGCGCCGGTATCTGACTTGATGCCGCCAAGCGTTCCCTCAGTTGCAAGGCCTGATTTATCGAAATTGATATTCACAGGAGGTGCAGAGGAACCAGCCTGAGTACCTGTACCCGGTGCGACACCAGAACCTTGGCCCGTCACAGAGACAGAACCAGAAGCATTCGGCGCACTGAGCGTCGTTGTGTTGGTCTCGGTCGTGTTGGTCGAATTGTTAGGGCGACTTTCTGTAATGGTCGAAGAACCATCCGCGTTAATCTGAACAGACTTGGTAGAGCCATCCGAATTCGTTGTTGTGATGATGTTCGGAGAGATCGACGTAGTGGCAGGTATCTTGCCGGAGGCACAGTCAGGATCACGAGGATCGACGGCAAAGCTGTTACCAGTACGCTTGATGGTGCAACGATCATCCGACGGCTTCATGGCCTGATTAGGATCCTGCAACACACAGGTTGTACCGTTGTAACTGTAGCCTGAAGGACAGCCAACGGTAGTTGTAATATTGCCTTTGACCGAACCAAGACGAAGACACTGAGCACCAGAAACCGAATAATAGGAAGGATCGTCACCAAAACCCTTAACTGCAAGATTTTGGCAAGCTTGCAGGGCAGTTGGAAACAAATCATTCGTGCAACAAGTAGAGGTTATAAAGTACTGCGTACCTGTTGAAGGTTGTGAAGAAGGGGGAGTCGGCTCGACCTGACCAGATGTCGGCGCAGTCCAACCAGAAGGCGTAGAAAGTTGTGCAGACGGGGAAAGCTGAACCTCAACAGCACCGGATGCGGAAGAATCCGCAGAAGGAGTAGGAAAAGTAATGCCAGCAACTAGCGCACCAATTGCCACTGTTCCAAGAGCGGCAGGAGCACCAAATACAAGAGCAAGAGCAGCACCAGCAGCACCCAATGCAGCAACGATCCCGGCTGTTCCGAAGTCGTAAGCATATGCAGACGGAACAAGAAGAACCAACGATAGAAATATGAGTTTTTTCATGTAAGCCCCTATGCAACCGGGGGCCGAGCTAGCGCCCGGCACCCCGTTTGCATTACACAGCCTTGCCTGCAACCTTCTTGAACAGGCGGATACCCATGATGCCGAACATCACAAAGATGACGACAGGCCATACCAGGCCGAGCAAGTCGCTGGCATCGGATTGCAGCCCGGTCAGGCCGGTTGCGATAGCAGCGTCAAGCGCAGCATGAGCGCCAGCCGACAGCATGAAGCCAGCAGCAGTAAGGGTAGAAACAACAGCAGCTTTGGTCTCGGCAGCGTTGAGGCGCAGAGCTTGAGCACGTTTCAGGGTGGCAACGATTTTGGATTTCATGGTTTTTACTCCAGGTGGAAAAAAGGCCTAAACATGGTCGGAAAACTGGCGAAACGATTTGATCGCTTTGCCAGTTATCCAGCCGAGCCCGTAGGCCGAAACGAGCGCGGATATGAGTTCTACGGCGGTCATGAGAGCAGACCGGAAATCACGCCAAGGGCGTAACAAAGGACAAGACCAACGACACCGGTTGTTTGGATGATGTCCATCAGAAAGGGCACTCCTCGTGAAGATCGAGAACGCGGCGACGATCATGCAAGCGAGAGGATTGACGCCAGAAGGTGCAAGGGATGTTGAGGCCGTACCATTGCCAGTAAAGGGTTTTCATGGGCTTCAATCCTTGAAAATCGGTAGCTGACGCTGTTGAAAAATCCGCTTGGCGATCTTGGCGGCGCGCATGATGCGGGCTTGTTCAATCTGCGCGGGGGTGGCTTTGGGCTTCATGGATTTGGCCCATTTCTGGACCATTTTGGGGTGGCCGTACATCACGCGGCCCTCCTATTCATGACCAACTTCACGCCGGCCTGAGACGTTTTGTTTGGCTTTATCAAAGATGTTTGTTTATTTGCAAACAAACAAGGGTCCATGCCGATGGGTTTGACTTGGGGCAACAACTCCCGCATGCGACGATGAAAATCATGATCCGTCAT